GTAATTTCATTGAAACATTTTACAAGAATTGTAGATTTATCTTTACTTGTAATTACAAGATGAAAATTATTCCAGCATTGCATAGTCGTTGTACTGTAATTGATTTTGCGATTAAGAATGGTCAAAAGGTAAAAACTGCCAATGCATTTATGAAAAGACTTGGTGATATTCTTACTGAACAAGAAATCAAGTTTGACAAGAAAGTATTGGCTGAGTTAATTCAAAAACATTATCCAGATTTCCGTAGAACTATTAATGAACTTCAAAGGTATTCCGTAAGAGGTGAAATTGATAGTGGTATTCTGTTTAGTATGGCTGAATCCAATAACAAAGAGTTGATGGCAATTCTCAAAGAAAAAAGATTTAATGATATGAGAAAATGGGTTATTAATAACCTTGACAAAGAACCATCTTCTTTGTTTTCTACTATCTATAATAGTCTTTATGAGGCACTTGAAAGTAAATCAGTACCTCAAGCAGTTTTGATTATTGCAGGTTACCAATACAAGTCAGCCTTTGTTGCAGACCAAGAAATCAATATGGTTGCGTGTTTGACCGAAGTTATGGCAAACTGTAACTTTAAATGAGTTTAAGCGGGTATAGCTCAGAAGCAGAGCACCTCGTTGCCAACGAGGAGGTCGGGATTGCAAAACTCCCTACCCGCTCCAATAAAGGTTTATTATGTACGAATTGAAAGATTATTTACAAGCAATTAATGAAACAAAAAAACCACTATTAGATAGTGATGACAAAGAATGGGAAAAGAAATATCCCCCATTCGTAATCAATCGGTGTTTGTCTATGTTTTATGACACCATAATGCATGCTAATGAAATGAATGGTTTACACTTTCTCCCTAAAACCATGCAATTTCATTATCTTATAAATAGTATCCGTAAGAAAAAGCGATTTGGTGGTAAATGGTTATCACAGACCAAACTAAAAGACATGGATGTTGTGAAAGAGTATTATGGTTTTAGTAATGTTAAAGCAAAAGAAGCTCTCAACCTACTTACCAAGGACCAGATTGAAGATATAAAAAATAACCTTAATAAGGGTGGGAGAAAAAGAAAATGAGTGAAGAGATTATTAGCTGGTCGCAAAGTGACATGTTAGAGGTCACAATCAAGCAACCAGACGACTTTCTAAAAATTAGAGAAACATTAACAAGAATTGGTGTCGCTAGTCGTAAAGACAAGACACTATATCAATCTTGCCATATTTTACATAAGCAAGGTAAATATTACATTACACACTTTAAAGAATTGTTTGCCTTAGATGGTAAGAAATCTACACTAGTGGAAAATGATATTCAAAGAAGAAATACAATTGCATTATTATTACAAGATTGGAATTTGATTGATATTACAGATGTTGCAAGGGTAGAAAACAAGGCGCCATTAAGTCAAATCAAAGTATTACCATTTAAAGAAAAGAACGAGTGGAACTTAACTGCTAAATATAATATAGGCAAAAAGATTGAAGGAACAGATGGCGGAGATGCAGGTACCAAAGTTTAAAGAGTTTATCTCAGAAGCAAAAGACGAAAAGAAATTTCTTAGGTTGCTGATTATTACAGATGAACCTGAGGAAGCTAAAACTTTTCATACTGCTGATAGACTAAGAGAAGAATGTGATAAGTTAAAATATCCAAACTATCTCTTTAAACTTACAGGTGGTTACACTACCTACAATGATGGTGTCCGTAGATTTCATAACAAAGACGATAAGAAAGGTTTTGAAATTGATAGTGACACCGTTGCAGTTGTTCGTGGTTCTATAACTAGAAAAGATAGTTGGATGGACTTTGTGTCTATCTTAGAAAGAGCCAATGTTTGTCTAGTAAACAACAGACAATGTATTTCAGTTTGTGCAGACAAATATAGAACTTCATTAAGACTTGCAGATTATGGTTTAACAGAACCAAAAACAATTTTAATTAACGACCCCGAAAAATCAGTTGAACAAGTTGAAGAGGCTGGTTTAAAGTTTCCAATTATTTTGAAAACACTTAGAGGGTCAAAAGGTGTTGGTGTATTGTTTGTTGAAAGTGCAAAGTCATTAGACAGTATTGTACAATTAATTCACAAACAAGACGAAGATACTGATTTATTAGCACAACAATATATTAAAACAGACTATGATGTAAGAGCTCATGTTTTAGGCGGTAAATTAATTGCGGCTATGAAACGACCAGTTATCGAAGGAGATTTCAGGTCAAATGTATCACAAGGTTCAGAACCAGAAAACATCAAGTTAACAGAATTAGAAATTGAGGAAAGTCTAAGAGCTGCCAAAGCAGTTAACGGACTATGGTCGGCGGTTGATTTTATTCCTAGTAAGAATAGGGAAAAAGAACCACCATTCTTCTTAGAGGTGAATTCATCACCGGGAACTGAGGGTATTGAGGATGCTACTAAACAGAATATATCTAACGAAGTTATCAGCTACTTTGCTGATAAGAATAATCGAATTAAAGTACCAACGGAATGTGGCTATAAAGAAGTGGTCACAATTAAACCTTTTGGAGAAATTGTTGCTAAGTTTGATACTGGTAATTCAGGCATGCCGGTTATACATTCTGATAGCTACAAAGTGGTTGGTAAACAAATTAGATGGACTCTTTTAGGTAAAACCATTACAAGTGATATTATTCGTAAAGAAGAAATATCAGTAGGCGGTTTAAGAGATTATGATGAGACCAGATATGTAATCAAACTTGATGTAGAGTTTGCAGGTGGTCTTTATAAAGATGTAGAATTTACTTTGGATGATAGAGATGAAAGAAGTTTAATCCTATTTGACCGTGAATTTATGAATAGATTAAATGTAATGGTCAATCCCCAAAGAAAATATGTAATAACAACCAAATACAGCATTGACTAATTGAATTAGTTGTGTTATATTATGAATAAGGAGTGAATATGAAAAACATTAAAATTATTCGTTTGTCAACCGGCGAAGATGTAATCGGTGACATTGATGAAAGAGATGACCACATTAAGGTCAAAAAATCATTTGTTTTAATTCCAAGACAAATGGGTCCAGGTCAACCTGTACAATTGATGTTGTCACCATGGCAACCATATACAGATGACGAAGAAGTCGTTGTGGAAAAAAGTAAAGTTATCACAATGATTAATCCAAAAGCAGACATTAAAAAGAATTACGAAGAAAACACTTCAGGCATTTTGCAGGCAACAGCTAGAGATACACAGCTGATAACAGAAACAAAATTGCCTAAAGTATGATAACTGTATTCTTTCATAAGAATGATGGTGGTCTAACGCATGTACAAAAAGTCAAAGTACCAGAAGGAACGACAATCATGGAAGCGGCCAAGTTTTTTGCTGAACCTTCCATTGAGCAAATCCCAGCAACTTGTGGTGGTACTTGCTCGTGTGGTACTTGTCATGTTCATATTGGAAATGATTGGCTTGACAAACTTCCTAAAATAGACTATAATACTCCAGAAATCGACTTATTAGAATATCAGAAAAACTACAAATCTGGTATCAGCAGACTTGGTTGTCAAGTCAAATTGACAAATGAACATAATGGTATAGTGATAGAATTATTAAATGATGAACTTCTTTGAAACTGATTTAAAACCAGAATTTTACAAATCAAATATACACCAAATTATTAAAAGGTATCATAAGAAAATTGTAGATAATACTGAAGCTACACAGTCCAAAATGGACTTGTTTGAAAATTCACACCACGAAATTTATCAATTATTTTACAGTAAAGAACAACTTAAAATTATGGAACAAGAACATAATAGGGCTAGAATTTTATCATCAAATGCAGGTAGAATTTTTGATGAAGCTGTTAAGTTTGTTATTACAAATGCTGAGGGTGGTAAAAGTGAATATGTTAGTAATCCTGGCGGCCATCCTAAAAAATTTGAAATAGATATTATTAATCATAATAAAAAAATAGGTTATGAAATAAAATGGCGTGATGCTGGTACTGATGGTGACCATAAAGCAAAAGAATATCGTAAGGTTGACATTATTAAAGAAATGGGTTATACTCCTATTAGATTAACTTTTTTCTTGCCTGAATTGCCTAGGTCATTAAAAGCACAACAAGAGATTATAGATTATTATAAAGAACATGGTAGAGCATACACAGGTAATGATGCTTTTAATTTTGTTAACAAAATGGCCAATATAGATTTATGGAGTATTATTCGTAGTTATGCATAACTTTTATAAAAGTGTAATTGAATACAAAGGCAAACTTCTTGTACGAGGTATGCTAGGCGACAAAGAATTTAAAGAAAAGATTGACTTTGGTCCTACTCTTTTTACTTTGACACAAGAAGATACAGGTTGGAAAACTTTAGATAATCGTAATCTAAAACCAACTGAGTTTACCAATATCTATGCAGCTCGTAAGTTTCGTAAAGAAATGCCAGAAAACAATCCTGTTTATGGTTTAGAAAGATACCACTATCAGTATATCGGTCAAAATTATCCTGGTCAAATCGAGTGGGATAAAAGTCTAATTAAAATCTTCACACTTGATATTGAAACAACTTGTGAAAATGGTTTTCCAGATGTAAACAACCCTATTGAAGAAATTATTTGTCTTACTGTAAAGAACCAATCTAACAAACAGATATTAACTTGGGGTGTTGGTGAATTTAAAACTGAACGACCAGATGTAACTTATGTTCAATGTGAAAATGAGAAACAATTACTATTTGAATTTCTAAAGTTTTGGATTAAAAATCATCCAGATGTTATCACAGGTTGGAATACAAAATTCTTTGACTTACCATATTTGATGAACAGAATTAAAATGGTTGCAGATGAAGAAACTGCCAATCGAATGTCGCCTTGGAAGATTGCAAATGAAAGAGAAATATTTGTACAAGGTCGAAGACAAATCTATTATGAATTGTATGGCACAGTTATGCTTGACTACCTTGACTTGTATAAGTGGTTTATTCCTACAAGACAAGAGAGTTACAAACTAGACCACATTGGTGAAGTAGAACTTGGTCAAAACAAGAATGAAAACCCATACGATACCTTTAAAGAGTTTTACGAAAAAGATTTCCAAAAGTTTATTGATTACAACATACAAGATGTGGAACTTGTTGATGCATTAGAAGATAAACTTGGTTTGATTGAATTGGCTTTGACCGTTGCATATGAATCCAAGGTGAACTATGATGATATATTTTCACAAGTGCGAGTGTGGGACACATTGATTGCAAATCATCTATATGAAAAGAAGATTGCAATACCACCACGACAAGAAAATGCTAAAGATACAAAATATGAAGGCGCTTATGTAAAAGAACCTTTACTAGGTGGCCATGATTGGATTGTTTCGTTTGATATTAACTCTCTATATCCACACATTATTATTCAGTACAATGTTTCGCCAGAAAAACTAATTGGCAATTCGCCAGTTAAAGTAAGTGTCAATGATATGATTGACCAGAATGTTGACCTTGGTTTTCTGAAAGACAAAGGTGCCTGTATCACTCCTAATGGTGCAATGTTTAAAGCAGACAACCAAGGTTTTCTACCTGAAATGATGGAATCAATGTACAATGAACGAGTGATTTACAAGAAAAGAATGTTGAAGGCGAAAGAACAATATCAACGAACTAAAAATCCTGAATTGAAAAAAGAAATTGCAAGATGCCACAATATTCAATGGGCAAGAAAGATTGCATTGAACTCAGCTTATGGTGCAGTTGGTAACCAATACTTCAGATATTATGATGTAAGACAGGCCGCTGGTATTACAACTGCTGGTCAGTTTATTATTCGTTTTGTTGAAAAGAATATGAACGCATATCTTAACAAGATTTTACAAACAGAAAACCAAGATTATATTGTTGCATCTGATACAGATAGTATCTATGTTAATCTAGGTCCACTTGTAAAACAAACTTGTGAGGGTAAAACAAATGAAGAGATTGCAGACTTCTTAGGTAAAGTTTGTGATAAGAAATTAGAACCATACTTAGAAAAAGTTTTTGATAATCTATCTACCTATTCAAATGCGTTTAGAAATGCAATGGTGATGAAACGAGAAGTAATCGCCAACAAAGGTATTTGGATTGCAAAGAAAAGATATATGCTTAATGTACTAGACGAAGAAGGCATAAGACTTGCGAAACCAAAGTTAAAACTTATGGGAATAGAAGCAGTCAAGTCTAGTACACCCCAAGTTTGTAGAGGTCGAATTAAAGAGGCCATTACTCTTATCATGTCTGAACCTGAAAGTGTGTTGCATAAGTTTATTGCAGACTTTAGAAAGGAGTTTTTTGAACTCCCACCTGAAGCGATTGCGTTTCCTAGGTCTTGTAATAATCTAAAGAAATACCGAAGTGCAAGTGATATATTCATCAAAGGTACACCAATCCATGTGAAAGGTGCATTGATTTATAATCACAAGATTGAAGATATGAAATTACATAACAAGTATCCTTTGATACAAGAAGGCGACAAGATTAAATTTATTAAATTGAAACCTGCTAATCCATTTAAGTTTGATGTGATTAGTTATATCAGTACATTACCAAAAGAGTTTAAACTACAAAAGTATGTTGACTATGAGGTACAGTTTGATAAAACATTCTTAGACCCTATGCGATTTATTTTGGATGCCATTGGTTGGAAATCAGAACCACAGGCAAGTTTAGAAGCATTTTTTGGATAATGAGTTACAAAAAGAAAGTGGCTGCTAGATTAAGGCGGTATAAAGAACTACAAGGTTGTGCTTATTGTGGTTATAATAAAAATGGCCTTGCTTTAGATTTCGCACATAAAGACCCTAGTAATAAGAGTAGAGAAATTACTAAGTCAGGTCCTTGTGGTAGTGGTATGGGTAAAATGATTAGTCGTTTGACCGTAGGTAAAAACAAAGAACTCAATAAACAAAGAAGAAAGGAGTTATTTGAAGAAATAAGAAAATGTATTGTGTTATGTAAGAATTGTCATGTGGTGGAAACCTATGAAAATAAAGAAATGCATAACTCCTACAACACTTATTTGAGTAGAAAATTATGAGCTTGACATTGTCGATACTTTATAGTATAATACCCTTATTGATAATGGTAATTTTATTATGGATTTGGAATGGCGAAGACCCTAAGTAAAGAACAAGCACAACATGTCGCAGCTA